TAACCCGTGTTTCTTCTTTTCCTTTTACGATTCTCATAAATAAACCTCGCGTTTTATTTTTAACTTTTATATTTTGAATTGTTATTATTGTCAATAAATTTATGAAATATTCTTGACAAAATTAAATAATATAATTATTGTTCATTCATCTAAATTAAATGGAGATTGAAAATGAAAACTAAAACAGTAAAACCGAAAAGCGAAAAGAAAACTGATCTATGCCGTGAACTGTTGAATGCCCGAGAGATAGAACGTCAAGCCGCTAAATATCGAATTGAATTAGAAGAAAAAATATTTTCTTCTATTAGGTCACGTCTTAAAAAATCCGAAGGTCAAGAGACAATCGAAGACGGCAACTATTCAATTACTGTCAACCAACCTATGAACTATAAGCTTGACGCGGAAAAATACCGCGCCCTGGCAGAAACGCTTCCCGAGCCTCTTCAATTCCATAGAGTAAAACTAGAGATAGACAAGACAAAATACAAGAATATTCTTGAGCTTGCCGATCAACGCTTGTTATCAAAAATACACGAATGCGTTTCCGCTACACCGGGAAAAGTATCTATCGCTGTAAATATTAAGGAGGTAGAATAATGGCATTTGATCCGAAAAGCATACGGCGCGGGGTAAAACCCGCTCCCCGTAAAATGGTAATCTATGGTCCGCCGAAGATCGGCAAATCATCGCTTGTCGCGTCTGCCGATGATGCGCTCTTGATCGCAACAGAGGACCGCGTCAATCATATTGACTGCGCGAAGACTGACGTCGTGCATTCGTATGAAGAGATTATGGAGATATTCGAGTATCTCGTTTCCGGTTCCCCATACCGGACCGTGATAATCGATACTCTGGACTGGATGGAGCCGCTTGTCTGGCAATATGTTTGCAAGAAAAAAGGCTTTAAGTCCCTGATTGACGACACAAACAAAGAAATCAACTTTGGTCGCGGTATGAAATACCATGCTGTCGAAGCATGGAAGATGTTCCTTGAAAATTGCGACGTGTTGCGAGAACAGGCTAATATGTCCATTGTCCTTGTCGCTCACTCTCAGATTGAAAAGATGACGCCGCCTGATTCCGATGCATACGACCGGCATACGTTCAAGATCGATAAGAACGCCGTCGCCGTCGTGGAGGAATGGGCGGACATCATCGGTTTTTATTCCCGTGAGATTGTCGTCACAAAAGAAGACGCCGGATTTGGAAAGAAGCGAGGCAAGGCGCTTTCTATTGACAATTCTCGAGTACTCAACTTGCAATCGACAAGCCCGGCATGGATATCCGGTAATTCTTTCGGGTTGCCAGATGTCGTTGTCACGCTTGATGAGGCGCCGGCAATTATGCGTTATCTATTGACCGGTAACGCTGAAAAAACTAAAAAAGGAAAAGGAGAATAGCAATGGCACAAATACCTGGAGGCGGTTTTACCGTCGATCCTAACGACCTTTATACCGGATTCGAGGCACTGCCCGCCGGTGAGTATACCGTCCAGATTATAGACTCGGATGTATGCGATACAAAAGATGGTGAAGGGAAATATATCAAGATGGTGTTCGAAGTTATCGGCCATCAACAATACAACGGCCGGACACTTTTTGAAAACTTCAACGTTGTCAATAAGTCGGTTGATGCCGTCCGGATTGCGCGTCAAAAATTGAATACGATTGCGGTACTTACCGGCATTAAGGGAACGCCGAAAGATACGGCAAAATTCCATGGTAAAGTGCTCAATGTTCTTGTCGGCGTTAAAAAGGGACAGAATGGCGATGATCAAAATATCATCAAGAAATTTACCGGCGGGAATGACGTTGACGAAGACGATGCACCGAAAACTAAAAACGGTAAACCGTCTTTTATAAAATAGCGGCCTACTTAACCCATAGGCGACCTCCAAACAACCCCGCCCGTCTCCTCCCAGGGCGGGCGGGGTATTTTTTTAAGGTAAACAAAATGGCATCACTCGAAGAATATCTGAACAACGAATTGACCCTCGACGCGGTTAGCGCGGCGATGATTGCCGAACAGCAAATGCGTAACCGGAATTATCTTGGCATGTCCGAGATCGGCGAAGACTGTTGGCGCATGCTATGGTATCGGTTTCGGCACACGGCCATTGAACCGCTCACCCTCAATTCTATCCTGGCAATCGACGACGGATACCGGCAGGAAGATATTATGGCCGACCGGCTGCGAAAAATCCCGTTTGTCAAACTCGATACCCTGGCCGAAGACGGGCACCAGTTCGGATACCGGTTCCTTGGCGGTCACTTCGCTGGCCACATGGACGGGAAGATTATCGGCATACTCGAAGCGCCGAAGACGATGCACGTCTGGGAAAATAAAGCGGTTAATGAAAAGAAATTCAAGGAATTGAAAAACCTGATTATGGAGCACGGCGAAAAACAGGCGCTTGAAAAATGGGATAGCGTCTACTACGCTCAGGCTCAGATTTATATGCACGCTGCGGACCTAACCCGCCACTATCTCACGGTGCAATCGCCCGGAGGCCGTGCATATACGTCGTGCCGGACCGAAGTAAATCATAAAATTGGTATTTCACTTTTGGCTAAGGCCGAGAACATAATCAAAGCGGATAGGCCTCCGCAGCGCATGAGCGAAAATAGATCGTTCTATAAGTGCAACTGGTGCCGGATGAAAGAAGTGTGCTTCGATATGAAAGTTCCACAAGTGTGCTGCAGGACGTGTGCATTTTCCGAACCAAATACGAATGACAAGACGATGTCGGCCGCGTGGAGATGCCACAAAAAAAACTATGACTTTACCGGAACCGGGACGACGTGTGAACACCATCTATTCTTAAACACCATGGTCCCGTTCAAGACCGTCGCAGCTGACGACTCGACCGAGACACCCGCATGGATAAAATATCAAGCCTCCGATACCGATTTCTTCTACAACGTCGCATCCGGTGCAAAGAAAATACCCGGTTCCATTTGCCTAACGTCGCAAGAGATATTCGAAAAGGAATATTTTGAGCTGTGCTTTTCGACACCGAAGAATAAGAAGATGGAAGAAGTAGTCAAGGAAAAGAAGGAAGTGAATAAGTTGAAAGGACTAATTTAACTGGATGAGCAAATGATTAAAGCAATAGAAACTGAATATAACGGAGTCACGTTTAGATCCCGGCTTGAGGCCCGATATGCCATGTTCTTTGATTCGGTTGGCATCAAGTGGGTATATGAACCGGAAGGATACGACCTTGACGGTGAATGGTATATTCCTGATTTTTATTTGCCTGACAGCGATTCTTTTCTTGAAATTAAGGGCCCGGCAATGGGGAATATGGAGAAAGTATATAAGTTTTGTGATGTTTTTCCAAATATCTTAGTTGGAGATGAATCTGGTCGTATTACAAAAGCATCAAGCCGTAAATTAAAACATCGTAATTGTACTATATTTATGTTATTCCATTGTCATCAGTGTGATATGTTTAATTTAATTAGCTGCTATCTTACATGCGCTGGGACATGGTTCCCGATGCATTACAATATTTGTTCAACATGCGATACCAAAAGAGATAGAAATACAAAAGTTTTTCCTGTGCGTCTCCCCCAATTTCAATATAAACACAAAAAGGCGCATAAATGAATTACTCCCCTCGCTGGTACCAAACAGCGGCGCTCGACGCCATTAAGGATTATTTCAATGGTGATGGCGCCGGGCATCCGCTGATTGAATTACCGACGGCATCGGGAAAGTCGCTTGTTCAGGCGATGATCGCCGGATGGATTATTACCGACTACCCCGATTGCCGTATTCTTTTCTTGACGCATCAACAAGAATTGATAAAACAGAATTTTCATGAATTGATTGCCAACCTGGGCACCCTGGTGGATGCCGGTATCTATTCCGCCGGTCTTAATTCACGGGACACAAAAAACCAGATTATCTTCGCCGGTATTCAATCGGTCCATCGCCGCGCTAAAGAATTAGGCGATTTCAATTTGATTATCGTCGATGAGTGTCATTTAATTCCACATAAAGGCGAGGGGATGTACCGCCGATTTTTAGAAGATCAAGCGCATTTCACAAAGATCATCGGGCTAACGGCTACGCCGTACCGCCTTGACTCTGGTTTGCTCACGACCGGAAAAGGCGCAATATTCGATGATATCATATTCCGCGCCCCCATCCGTCGGCTGATCGATGAAGGGTTCCTGTGCCCGCTTGTCGGGAAGTCCGGTGTCGTTCGCGCCGATGTTAACGGCGTACATAAGCGCGGCGGGGAGTATATCGAGTCGGAGTTGTCCCTCCGGTGCCTTGACGTCGTCCATGAGGCGTGTCAAGAAATGCTCTCCCTCACCGCCGAACGAAACCACGTCTTGATTTTTTGCGCGTCGATCGCTCACGCTAATAAAGTAGCCGAAGTGGTCGAGGCGTTCGGGCAACCGTGTGGCGTCGTCCATTCCCAGGTTGAATGCCAGGATACCATCCGTCAATTCCGCGATGGACAAATAAAGTATATCGCCAACGTTGATATGCTGACAACCGGATTTAATGCCCGCCACATCGATAGTATAGTCATGCTGCGGCCCACTGCCTCACCTGGCTTGTATTACCAGATGGTCGGACGCGGTTTTAGAATCTGCGAAGGCAAAGCCGATTGTCTTGTTTTGGATTATGCCGGAAACATATTGATGCACGGGCCTGTTGATAAAATAGAGGTTCAGGATAAAGGAATCGTGGACGGCCAGGGTATAAAGACCGCGCCGATGAAGGAGTGCCCGATTTGTAAAGAGCCGGTATTCATGGCCGCGCTCAAATGTCCGGCGTGTGGCTATGCATGGCCGATAACCGAGGACGAAAAGCACGACGGGCAAGCGGCTAACGTCGAACCAATTTCAAAATATAAACCGCCCGAAGAATATGCAATTGTTGACGTGAATTATTATTACCACGTATCGAAAAGCGGTTCTCCGTCGATGCGGGTATCATATATGATCGATGAATTTACTCACTTTGACGAATGGGTATGCATAGAGCATGAAGGCTACGCGAAACAAAAAGCGGTTAGATGGTTAAAGGATAATTTACCACCAGGGCACCCGATACCGGACACCATCGAAGACGGGTTAGCTTGTCGCGAAGCGTACAAAAAGCCGTCAACCATCTATGTCGATTGCAATAGTCATTTCCCTAAAATAATATCGAGGGTATACGATGATCAAGATTATTGACATAGACAACGTAAAAATCCCTTCGGTCAACCGGAAGTATAACGGCAATTTTACACTGACAAAAGACTATCGTACGTTTAAGAAAATAATAGCGTCGAATTGTTTTTGTCCGGTAATCGTCGATCCGCCGTATGCCATCAGGATTGTATTCTCGGGCTATATCGATATAGACAACCCGGTCAAGTGTATTCTTGACGGGATCTCCGACGCTGGAGCGATTGCCAACGACCGCGACGTGTTGTCCCTCCACGTCGATAAAACGGCTATCGGCCGGGGGAAGCCTGGGGCTATCGCTGTTTTTTTGGGACACTGTGAAAAAGTTATGAAAATTTGTTGACAATTATCGAGTGTGGAATTATGGTATTTTTACAAGAGGTAACGGCAAATGGAATACGCTGAGTTTTTAGAAAAGAAGCGGCAAATAAAAGAAAAAACTGGATTCAAAATAAAGCCGTCTGATGTCAATCCTATGCTTTTTGATTTTCAACGTGATATAGTTGTGTGGGCTGTCGGCATGGGTAAAGCCGCCATATTTGCCATGACCGGGCTTGGTAAAACATTTATGCAATGTGAATATGCAAAACACGTTACCAATAAAACAAAATGCCGCGCTATTATTCTTGCACCGTTGGCCGTTAGCCAGCAGACAATAAAAGAAGCTACAAAAATAGGCATTATAATCAACGATATCAAGAAAAAAGAAAATAAATCACTTATTGATATTATTAACTACGAGCAAATAGAAAATATCGATCCATCTATATACGATTGCATTATTCTCGATGAGTCTTCCATAATTAAAAACTATGCAGGAAAAACTAAAAACCTTATAATAGAAAAATTTAGGCATTGTAATTATAAGCTGTCGTGTTCCGCTACTCCGGCCCCCAATGATTTTATGGAATTAGGTAATCAGTCAGAATTCCTTGACGTTATGAAACGTAAAGAAATGCTGTCCATGTTTTTCATACATGATTCGGGGGAAACTCAGACATGGCGCATAAAAGGCCATGCCGAAAATATATTCTGGTCTTGGGTATCTTCGTGGGCTGCAATTATTACTAAACCATCCGATTTAGGATACGACGACACTAAATATAATTTGCCTCCGTTGCAAATTAAAGACCATATCGTAAAAACGGAAAAGCCCATAGACGGCCACCTATTCCGGGTAGACGCAAGAACATTGGAAGAAAGACGGGCGGCTAAAAACATATCACTCGACGGCAGGGTAGAATTAGCCGCTAAAATCGTCAACGGTTCGGATGATGTATTCCTGGTATGGTGCAATCAAAACAATGAAAGCGAAATGCTTAAAAAAAGAATAAAAGATGCGTATGAGATAAAAGGATCTGATTCAGTAGAACATAAAGAGTATGGCCTTATTGAATTTGCCAAAGGTAATATAAAATGTCTTATAACCAAACCATCTATCGCCGGACACGGCATGAACTGGCAAAAATGCCATAACATGATTTTTGTCGGTCTTTCTGATTCGTTTGAGCAGTATTTCCAGGCGATAAGGCGTTGTTATCGTTTCGGCCAGAAAAAGCCCGTAAACGTCAATATTATCGTGGCTGACATTGACACCGAGATAATAAAGAATATTGACAGAAAGGAAAAGCAATCGGAAATAATGATGCAATCGATGATTGAACATACTAAAAAACATATCATCGATAATATCAGATTTCATAAAAAACAAAATAAAATTGACGGTATGATTAAAATGAAAGTCCCTAAATTCTGTGAGGTCGCATTATGAAAGTATTTGACCAGGTTGTTAACAACGAATATGCCATATATCATGGCGATTCATGTGAAGTCATGCAAGGAATACCTGATAATTCAATCGGATATTCCATGTTCTCTCCGCCATTTGCCGAACTATACACATATTCAGACAGCGACGCTGATCTCGGGAATAGTAAGTCATATAATGAATTTTTCGATCATTTCTATTTTATTATATCTGAACTATACCGGGTAATTATGCCAGGACGTTTGGTATCCGTCCATTGCATCGATATCCCTGCCATGAAGGAACGCGACGGATATATAGGGTTGAAAGATTTCCCCGGTGATATTATTCGACATTTTCAGAATGCCGGATTTATATATCATTCCCGTGTAACGATATGGAAAAATCCGTTGATAGAGGCAACACGCACTAAGGCAATCGGTCTTATGCATAAGCAGTTATGTAAGGATTCGGCGATGTGCCGTCAAGGATTACCAGACTATGTTATAACAATGCGCAAACCTGGCGAAAATTTAGAACCGATATCGCATGGTGATGGTATAAAAGAATTTATCGGCGAAAATGAGCCTACCGAAACGGGCATAAAATATAGCCATGAAGTATGGAGACGGTACGCATCCCCGGTATGGATGGATATCAATCAAAGCGACACTCTTAATTTTAGGATAGCCAGGGGAGAAAAAGACGAAAAACATATATGCCCTCTACAGCTTGGAGTAATTGAACGATGCATGGAGTTATGGTCAAATCATGGCGATACATTTTTAACTCCATTTGCTGGAATAGGTAGCGAGGCATTTATTGCCATTAAAAAAGGAAGAAAGCCGGTGGCTATCGAATTGAAACAGGAATACTATGACCAGATGAAAGTTAACGTAATACACGGACATGACTTAAAAAATGAAAATAAATTATTTGAGGACTAACCATGCAAGAAATAATTAACGACATCGAGCAATTCAACGTTAATAGAGACTGGAATAAATACCACACACCCAAAAACCTATCAATGGCTATCTCGTCGGAGGCAGGAGAATTGTGCCACGAATACAGATGGAGCGAAACGCCAGAAAGCGCCGAAAATGTAGAATATGAAATAGCCGATCTTTTCATATTGATTTTCACACTATGCTACCAATTGGGATATGACGAAAAATATATTAAATACATCATCAAAGACAAGATGAAAAAGAACGCTGAAAAATATCCGGCGACATTTGAAACCGGAACATTATGGTAAAATTATGAAGTGCCACGAGTGCGGATGCGAAATAGTATGGTCGAATTATTATCGTAAGACTTGGTGTAAAGACTGTTACAACAAATACCACAGGGAATATCAACGGATGGACACTGTTTATCCGTCGTCAAGTACGTACTGGCCGAATAAACCATACGGCGGACAGTATTTAGTTCCCGGAGGTGCGGGGAAATGATAACCATTACCGATGACTGCATGCGCTGCGGTGCTTGTCAAGAATATTGCCCGAAGGGTGCCATTGTTATGGCACGCGGTAAGATAGAAATTGACCATGAATTATGCATAGCCTGCGGGGCTTGTTTGTCTGTGGAATGTCCTGGCGATGCCATAAAGCGGGAGGTGGCGGGATGAAGTATATATGTGACCATGCTGGGGAATACAAAGTATGCAAAATGTGTGAGCATAGTGTTGCACACGACAAGAAATATGATCCAAGAGATTGCACTGAATACAAAGAAGAATGTTTTAACAACGGCGGAATAACTGAAGTAATATGCAGAGAGTGTAGCGGGGTAAAAAAATGAAAGCGTGCTGGTGTATTTTGGGAGGAACAAAGGCTTGTGATAATTGTGCCAATGGCCCATCAAGCGGCACTGGTGAAAACCCACTGTCTTATGGCTATGATTTTAAGCAAATAAATAATTTCCAGCCAGCAAATAACGATCAGGACTACCTCGACCGCTGCGCGATAGCGGCGATGGCTGCAATTATTATGCGCCAGTGCGGGTTTAAGGATTGGGATGAAATGGCTTTCAAATCTTATAACGCAGCCACCGCAATGTGGGAAGAAAAGCAGAGGAGGGAAGGGAAATGAAATACACAACGACATTAAAACAGTTACGCGATAGCGGCGCTTGCGCCGATAGATACAACCATCTAAAAAAAGCAGGGAAATACAACGATGAATCCATTATACATTTATCAGAAATACTTGAGCATAACGGGCTTGAAGATGCTATATGGGCATTGCGTAGCGTAGTCGGCGTAGACATAGAACGAGACGCTCGATTATTTGCCTGTGATTGTGCCGCGCAATCACTAAAATATTTCGAGGTAAAATATCCCGATGATAAGCGGCCAAGAAAATCAATACAAGCGGCGCGACGGTATGCCAAGAAACCGACGAGCATAAATAAATCAAGCATGGATGCTGCGAGGGATGCTGCGAGGGCTGCTGCGGATGCTGCGAGGGATGCTGCGAGGGCTGCTGCGGATGCTGCGTGGGATGCTGCGTGGGCTGCTGCGGATGCTGCGTGGGATGCTGCGTGGGCTGCTGCGGCGGAGGATGCGGCGGAGGAAGCGTGGGCTGCTGCGAAGGATGCTGCGTGGGCTGCTGCGAGGGCTGCGAAGGATGCTGCGTGGGCTGCTGCGGCGGAGGATGCGGCGGAGGATGCGTGGGCTGCTGCGAAGGAAAAGCAAGAGCAACTATATATTAAATACTTTTGCACGGAGTAAATTATGAAAGCGCATGAAATCTACGAGAAGGAAACGGGAGAAAAGACCCAATGGATTAGGTCGATTGCCATTGATCCTCATTATGAATACGAGCCACACTATATCCACTGGCTCGAACGCCGAGCCGAGGTGCTGGAAGAGGTGAGGAGAATACTTAACAGCGCCTATGATCCATATTCAGCACATGACATTGCAGATATTTTGGGGAAAATAAGTCGATTGGTAGGTGTGGAATGAGAAGCGAACAGGAAATAAAAAACAGACTGGAAGAGTGCGTCAATTTCATAGAGCTTGAAAAGTCCGATGGAGTTTTCCATACGTGGGCGAAGACAGAAAAGGAATTGATGGAATGGATGCTCGATGGCAATAGCGCGCCCGATTGCTCAAAGTGCGGGAAGACCATATGGGATCGCAACCATGAGATTATGCGGGAGGCGTTGAAAAATATTGTGCGCGATACCGAAGACGAGCACACCAGAATATCCGCCGCCGTTGCTCTTGAGTATGTCTCCCAACCTCCCGACGACAACGGGGGATTGATCGAACGCATAATGTCGGATGTTGAATATGTTGTAGATATACATGTTGAAAGTCATAATGAGGATAATGTCAGGGAAAGAATTAGAGAAATATTGAATAAACATCTACCGTCTCCGCCGAAGGAGGAAGCGAAATGACAGCAAAAGAAATTATTATCAAGTACCTTAAAGATAATGGCTATGATGGATTGTACGATGATGATTGTGGATGCGGGATTGACGATCTAATGCCATGCGGGAATAGCCCATATTACTGCAATCCGGCGTATAGATGTAATTGTGACTTGCATTGCGGGGAATATGGTGGATGCTATACGCCAGAAAAACAAAATAAATGCTGGAAAGAAGAAGAGCCGCCGAAGGAGGGGGAGTGAAGGTATTACTTATCATTGTAACAATCTATTTAATCGCCGTTGCAATATATGAACTCGCCGAGATAATTACATTAATAAAGGAGCACGTCGATGCAAGAAAAAAGTGACAAACTCAAAGAAGCCTGTATCCCCCTGTTGAAATATCTGAATAGTCAGGAGTGCAATCCGCACATGACGGTTATCGTTACGGCGACAGGCATTGAATTGGTTGAGAGTGTGTGCTCAATACAGGGTATTCATGAATTTATGAATGATTAGGCCTGGATAAAATCCCACATAATCTTTACACGTCACGGTGACGTGATAAAATAGCGGCTCATTTTATACAAGAGACGCCGAAGGAGGGGGAGTAGATGAAATTAATAGAATATTTTATGGTTCCTATAAAAATACACAGAAATTTGAGGCCGTTCTGGAAATTCGGGTTTAACAAGGGTTGGTATCACAACGAATATAGAAACAACAGGTTTGAAAGTTGTGGGTATATTACAATTTATGCCTTTAAAAGATCAATACATATTCTATGGAGTTATAAATGGTATCAATGGTGGTTGTCAACGAAACAAGAGTTTGAATCAAAAGATAATTTTATAATTTATCCGTTTGGTTATGGGTATCCTAAAAAGCGATAGAGACGAAAGAATGAGTTATGTCATAATAAAGGATGGTGGAATGATGAGCATATATTCAGATTACAGAAAGATTAAAATAGCATACGAGACTATTTGCGGATTATGTATTCATAATAA